GCGCGACCATGTCCCCTATGATGTGTGGGAGCGGCAGGGAAAACTGATGACCACGGAGGGGAACGTGGTGCATTACGGCTATATTGAGAAATACATCGAGCGGCTTGGGGAGCGGTTCAACATCCGGGAGATTGCCTTCGACCGGTGGGGCGCGGTGCAGATGGTGCAGAACCTTGAGGGCATGGGCTTCACGGTAGTTCCGTTCGGGCAGGGCTTCAAGGATATGTCCCCGCCTACCAAAGAGCTGATGAAGCTGGTGCTGGAGCAGATGGTTGCCCACGGCGGGCACCCGGTCCTGCGGTGGATGATGGATAACATCTTCATCCGCACCGACCCTGCAGGGAATATCAAGGCAGATAAGGAGAAGTCCACGGAGAAGATTGACGGGGCAGTGGCTGCCATCATGGGGCTTGACCGGGCAATCCGCTGTGGGAATGATGTGGGGGCTTCCGTCTATGACAGCCGGGGGCTGCTTGTCTTTTAGTGAAGGAGGGTGATTTCTATGGGATTATTCAGCGGACTGTTCAGGGCGAGGGATGCGCCCCAGAACCGCACGTCGGGCAGCGCCTACAGCTTTTTCATGGGTGGCAGCACGAGCGGGAAAAGGGTAAACGAGCGTTCCTCCATGCAGATGACGGCGGTGTACTCCTGCGTCCGGATTCTTTCCGAGGCGGTGGCGGGGCTGCCGCTGCATTTTTACAGATATACGGATAACGGCGGGAAGGAAAAGGCGGCGGACCACCCGCTGTATTTTTTACTCCATGATGAGCCGAACCCGGAGATGACTTCCTTCGTGTTCCGGGAAACGCTGATGACGCACCTGCTCCTGTGGGGCAACGCTTATTCGCAGATTATCCGAAACGGCAAGGGTGAGGTCATCGCACTGTACCCGCTGATGCCGGACAGGATGAATGTGGAGCGGGATTCCAAGGGGCAGCTTTATTACGAATACACGGTGAGCATGGATGACGCGCCCACGGTAAAGGGCAGCACGGTCGTCCTGCCGCCCACGGAGGTGCTGCACATCCCCGGACTTGGCTTTGACGGGCTGGTGGGCTATTCCCCCATTGCCATGGCAAAGAACGCTATCGGGATGGCGATTGCCTGCGAGGAGTACGGGGCGAAGTTCTTCGCCAACGGCGCACAGCCGAGTGGCGTGCTGGAGCATCCGGGGACGCTGAAAGACCCGTCAAGGGTAAGGGAGAGCTGGCAGTCCACCTTCGGCGGCAGCCACAATGCCAACAAGGTGGCTGTTTTGGAGGAGGGGATGAAATATACACCGATTTCCATTTCCCCGGAACAGGCGCAGTTTCTGGAAACGAGGAAGTTCCAGATAAACGAGATAGCGAGGATTTTCCGTGTGCCTCCTCATATGGTGGGCGACCTGGAAAAGAGCAGTTTCTCCAACATTGAGCAGCAGAGCCTTGAGTTTGTGAAATACACCCTCGACCCATGGGTGTCCCGGTGGGAGCAGTCCATGGCGCGGTCTCTGATGACACCGGAGGAAAAGAAGCAGTATTTTGTGAAATTCAACGTGGACGGCCTGCTCCGGGGCGACTACCAGAGCCGCATGAACGGGTACGCCGTAGGGCGGCAGAACGGGTGGATGTCTGCAAACGACATCCGGGAGCTGGAGAACCTTGACCGTATCCCGGAGGAATTGGGAGGCGACCTGTATCTTATCAACGGAAACATGATGCCGCTTTCGATGTCAGGGGCGGCGTACCAGGAAGGGAAGGAGGAATCCAATGAAAACGAAGAAGTTCTGGAAGTGGAGGAACCAGGCGGAGGCGGGGACGGCTCCGGAGGAGAGGACTCTGTTTCTGAACGGCACCATCGCAGAGGAAAGCTGGTTTGATGATGACGTCACGCCGCAGCTTTTCAAGGATGAGCTGAATGCCGGGAGCGGTGATATTACCGTGTGGATCAATTCGCCGGGCGGCGACTGCGTGGCGGCGGCACAGATTTACAATATGCTCTCCAACTACAAAGGCAAGGTAACCGTAAAGATTGATGGCATCGCTGCTTCGGCGGCATCCGTCATTGCCATGGCAGGCGACACCGTCCTGGTGTCCCCGGTATCCATGCTTATGATTCACAATCCCGCCACCATCGCCTGGGGCGACCATGCCGAGATGCAGAAGGCCATTGATATGCTTGCCGAAGTGAAGGAGTCCATCATCAATGCTTATGTGTTAAAGACGGGACTTTCCCGCCCGAAGCTGTCGCATCTGATGGATGCGGAAACGTGGATGGATGCAAATAAGGCAGTAGAGCTTGGCTTTGCGGATGAGATCATGGCGCGGGCAAAGGCGGAGCCGGAAAAGGAGCCGGAGGAGGGCGAAGGGGACAGTTCCGAAGAGGATGAGGAAGATGAAAAGAAATTCCCTCCGGCTTCAAGCTCCATGCTGTTTTCCCGCAGGGCGGCAAACAACGCCCTTTTGAATAAACTGGCCGCCAAATATGGCGGGGAAAAACCGAAAGCAGATATCCAGGCGCAGGCAGAAATCCCTGCGCCGGATGCAGAAACCGGCCGTTCCGTGGACGCACTCATGGAGCGGCTTAATTTATTGAAACGATAAGAAGGAGGATTTCATTATGACGATTCTTGAACTGCGCGAGAAGCGCGCAAAAGCATGGGAGGCGGCAAAGGCATTCTTAGATTCCCACAGGAAGGAAAACGGAGTCCTTTCCGCAGAGGATGACGCCGCATACACGAAGATGGAGCAGGAGATCACAGACCTTGGGAAAGAGATCGCAAGGCTGGAGCGGCAGGAGGCCCTGGATGCGGAACTGAACCGCCCGGTGAACAGGCCCCTCACAGGGAAGCCGGGCGGCAGGGCAGATGCGGACGATGGGGAGGATAAGACCGGGCGCGCCTCCGACGATTACAGGAAGAACTTCTGGAACGCCATGCGCTCCAAGGTTCCGATGCCGGGTGTGACCAACGCCCTGCAGATCGGCACGGACTCCGAGGGCGGCTACCTTGTGCCGGATGAATACGAAAGGACTCTGGTGGAGGCATTGGAGGAGGAGAACATCTTCCGGCAGATGGCAAAGGTCATCAAGACTTCCAGCGGCGACCGGAAGATTCCTGTTGTTGCGTCCAAGGGTACGGCGTCGTGGATTGACGAGGAGGGCGCATACCCGGAGAGCGATGACTCCTTCGGGCAGGTTTCCATCGGGGCATACAAGCTGGGCACCATGATCAAGGTTTCCGAGGAACTGTTAAACGACAGCGTCTTTGACCTGCCGTCCTATATCTCCCGCGAGTTTGCCCGCAGGATCGGTGCGAAGGAAGAGGAGGCGTTCTTCACGGGGGACGGCAAGGGCAAGCCGTTAGGCGTCCTGGCTGCCACGGGCGGCGCGGAAACGGGCGTGACCGCAGCGTCCGCCACGGCTGTGACGGCGGATGAGCTGATGGATTTATATTATTCGCTGAAATCTCCGTACCGCAAGAAATCCGTGTGGGTGTTAAATGATTCCACTATCAAGGCCATCCGCAAGCTGAAGGACAGCAACGGGCAGTATCTGTGGCAGCCTTCCCTTACGGCAGGCACGCCGGACACCATCCTTGGCCGCCCGGTAAAGACATCGGCGTATATGCCGGCCATAGCCGCAGGCGCAAAGACTATCGCATTCGGTGACTTCTCCTATTACTGGATCGCAGACAGGCAGGGGCGTTCCTTCAAGCGCCTGAACGAGCTGTTTGCAGCCACCGGGCAGGTGGGCTTCCTTGCCTCGCAGCGTGTGGACGGCAAGATGATCCTTGCGGAAGCGGTGAAGGTGCTGGTGCAGAAAGCCGCTTCCGCAGGCTAATGGGAAGGGAGGCGGCAGTGATGGACATGGACGCCCTGCTTGAGAAAGTGAAGAAGAACCTCATACTGGAGCATTCGGCGGATGACGCGCTTCTGAAAAGCTATATCACCGCCGCCGTCTCCTATGCGGAAAGCTACCAGCATATCCCGGAAGGGGCTTACAGTGGAAAGGAAATGCCCGCCACCACGGAACAGGCGGTCATCATGCTCGCCTCGCATTTTTATGAATCGCGGGACGGTTCCACGGGAGGCTTTTTTGCGGACAACACAAACGCCGCACAGCAGGTGTGGCATACGGTGGACCTGCTCCTGCGGCTGGACCGGGAATGGAAGGTGTAGCGGATGGGCTTTGGGAAGATGGACGCATTCATTGACATTGTCCGTGTGAAAAGGGACACGGACAGTGAAGGGTTTAAGAAAGACACGGAGGAAATCCTCGCTTCGGTCCGGGCATACCGGGAGGGGCGGCACGGCAGCGAGAAATGGGCGAACCGCGCCGCCTTTTCCTCCGCCACGGACCTTTTCCGGCTCCGGGTAATTCCAGGGCTGGAGGTCACGACTGACATGGTGGTCTTGTGCGGGGAGAGCCGTTTCCAGATTTCCTCGGTGGAGGATGTGAAAGGGCGCGGGATGTACCTGGAGGTACTGGCGGAGGAGGTGAAAGCCGGTGGCAAGGGCTGACGTGAAGCTGCCGGAGGAGTTCCTTTTAAGGCTCTCCCGGCTTGGGGATAAGACGGATGAAATCTGCGGGAAGGTGCTGGAGGCCGGCGCGGAGGTGGTGGAGGCGAAGGTGCGCTCCAACCTGCAGGCAGCCATCGGCAGCGGGACAAAGGAGCCTTCCCGTTCCACCGGGGAGCTGCTTTCCTCCCTTGGAACTTCCAGGCCCCTGCAGGACAGGGACGGGAACTTCAATGTGAAGATCGGCTTTTCCGAACCGAGGGGCGGCGGGGGCAGCAATGCGAAGATTGCCAACATCATCGAATACGGCAAAAGCGGGCAGCCGGCAAAGCCGTTTCTGAAACCCGCTAAGACCGCCACACGGAAAGCCTGTGTGGATGCGATGCGGGAGCGGTTTGAACGGGAGGTGGACAGATTATGAGTTTGCTGTCAGAGATAAAAGCAGTGGCAAAGGGGTGCGGCATCCCAGTGGAGACCGGGGTATTTTCCGGCACGCCGCCGGACTTATACCTGGTGGCCACGCCCCTTGGGGACAGCTTCGGTCTGCACGCCGACAACGCGCCGGAATACGAAACGCAGGAGGCGAGGCTTTCCCTGTTTTCCAAGGGAAACTACACGGGGCATAAAAAGAAGCTCGTAAAAAGGCTGCTTGCAGAGGATTTTACCATTACGGACAGGCGGTACATCGGGCATGAGGATGATACCGGCTTCCACCATTACGCCATTGACGTGGCGAAACTGTATGGATTGGAGGAATGACATATGGCTACGATTGGCCTTGACAAATTATTTTATGCGAAGATCACGGAGGATGAGGACGGCAATGAGAGCTACGCCACGCCTGCCTCCCTTGCAAAAGCGATGACCGCCGAGCTGTCCGTGGAGCTTGCGGAGGCGACGCTGTATGCGGACGACGGGGCGGCGGAGATCGTGAAGGAGTTCCAGAGCGGGACGCTTGCCCTCGGCGTGGCGGACATCGGTCCCAAAGTGGCGGAGGACCTGACCGGGGCGAAGATTGACGACAACAAGGTGCTGGTCTCCGCATCCGAGGACGGCGGCGACCCGGTGGCGGTGGGGTTTAGGGCAAAGAAGGCAAACGGGAAATACCGTTACTTCTGGCTGTACCGCGTGAAGTTCGGCATCCCCGCCACCAACCTCACCACTAAGGGCGAGAGCATCGAATTTTCCACGCCCACCATTGAGGGGACGGTGCTGCGCCGGAACAAGGTGGACGGCAAGGGGAACCACCCGTGGAAGGCGGAGGTTTCCGAGGATGACACGGGCGTTTCCGCTTCCACGATTGCGGACTGGTACAAGAATGTATATGAGCCGTCCTTCACAGCCCAGGAGGAATCCGGCGGCATGGGCGGGACAGAATAAGGAGGTTTTGAGGCATGGACGGAGAAAGGACAGCAGTGGTTACTATCGGCGGGACGGAGTATGGAATGCTCCTGACCACGAGGGCGACAAAGGAGATCGCAGGACGTTACGGCGGGCTGGAGGACCTGGGCGAGAAGCTGATGAAGTCGGAGAACTTTGAGATGGCGCTGGATGAGATTGTGTGGCTGATCACGCTTTTATGCAACCAGCCGGTTCTGGTACACAACCTGAAAAACCCGCAGGATAAAAAGCCGGAGCTGACTGCCGAGGAGGTGGAGCTTTTAACTTCCCCTCTGGAACTGGCAGGCTATAAGAACGCCATCATGGAGGCCATGTACAAAGGCACGAAGCGGAACATCCAGAGCGAGGAAAATACGGGAAAAAACGGGGCAGTCGGGTAAGCGAGGAAGAACTGTTTACCCGGCTTTTATATTACGGCGTTGCACAGCTTCACCTTTCCATGGATGAAACGTGGCTGACGCCGTTTGGCCTGCTTATGGACCTTTGGGAGTGCCATAAGCAGTTCATGGGCTTTGCGAAGCCGAAGCGGGAGCTGACCATTGATGATGTGATACCATACGGCATTTAAGGGAAGGGGGTGCGGCTGCATGGCGGATGATTTTGGGCTGCGGATAGGCGTCGAGGGCGAGAAGGAATTCAAAAAGGCGCTGGCGGAGATCAACCAGTCCTTCAAGGTCCTCGGCTCCGAGATGAAGCTGGTGTCCTCGCAGTTTGACAAAAACGACAGTTCCGTGCAGGCGCTCTCCGCCCGGAACACGGTGCTGAATAAGGAGATCGATGCGCAGCGGCAGAAGGTGGAGACCCTGCGCTCCGCCCTGCGGAACGCAGCGGAGTCCTTCGGGGAGAATGACCGCAGGACGCAGAACTGGCAGATACAGCTCAACAATGCGGAGGCCGCCTTAAACGGCATGGAGCGGGAGCTTTCCCAGAACGAGCAGGCCATTGAAGCGTTAAATAACCAGGAGGAACAGGCCGTGGACGCCACGGAGCGGCTCACCCAGGAGATTTCACGCCAGGAGGGGGAACTGGCGGGCTTGAAACGCGCCTACTCCAATGCCGTGCTGGAATACGGGAAAGGCTCCAGCGAGGCAAGGGAGCTGGAGGGGCGCATCGCAGAACTTTCCGGGGAGCTGGAGGAGAACCGTGACACGCTGCGGGAGGCTTCCGACAGCACGGAGGATTTTGGGGAGGCCATGGAGGACGCCTCGGACGGGGCGGGGAAACTTGGCTCCGGCCTTTCTGCGGCGACGGTCGCCATGGGGAACCTCATCTCCTCCGGCATCCAGGCGGCGTTAAACGGCATCAGGGAATTAGGGAGCGCCATCTGGAACCTTGACGAAGCCACGGAGGAATACCGGGCGGCGCAGGGCAAGCTCACCACGGCTTTCGAGGCGGCGGGGTACAGCGGGGAGGCGGCACAGAAATCCTACACCGAGTTTTACAAGATTTTAGGCGATACGGATACGGCAGCCGAAGCCTCGCAGCTACTGGCGCAGCTTGCGGAAAATGAGCAGGACATCACCAAATGGACAAATATCGCGGCGGGCGTCTGCGGCACGTTCGGTGACGCCCTGCCAATTGAAGGGCTGATTGAATCCGCCAATGAGACCGCCAAGGTGGGGCAGGTTACCGGCTCCCTTGCGGACGCCTTAAACTGGGTGGGGATCAGCGAGGATGAATTCAATGAAAAGCTGGCCGCCTGCTCCGGGGAGAGCGAAAGGAACCGCCTCATCATGGAGACCCTTTCCGGGACGTATGACGAGGCAAGCCAGGCGTTCTACCGGAACAACGAGGCGCTGGTCGCCTCAAGGGAAGGCCAGGCGCGGATGGATGAGACGCTGGCGGGGCTTGGGGAGACCATCTCCAACGTGAAAAATAACCTGCAGGCGGAGTTCCTCCCCGCCATTGCGGACGTGGTTTCCTCATTCACGGACATGGTGAACGGCGTGGAAGGGGCGGACACGGCATTTGCGGAAGCAATCACGGGACTGGTAAACACGGCAGTGGCCATGCTGCCGCAGTTCGTCAGCACAGGCACACAGATGCTGACATCCCTCCTTTCCGGCATCATCCAGAGCCTCCCGGCAATCGTGGAGGCGGCGGTGCAGATTGTGTCCACCCTTGCCACGGGCATCGGGGAATCGCTGCCCACGCTGGTGCCTGCCATCGTGCAGGCGGTCACCACGATTGTGCAGACCCTTGCGGATAACCTCCCGATGATACTGGATGCGGCTCTGCAGCTTATTATGGGGCTGGCGCAGGGACTGTTAGATGCCATCCCGGTCCTGACAGAGGCACTGCCGCAGATCATTGCCTCCATCGTTGATTTCCTGATTGGGGCAGTCCCGCAGATCATAGACGCGGGGATACAGCTTCTGACCTCGCTGGTCTCGGCTTTGCCTGAGATTATCACGGCAGTCGTGGCGGCAATCCCGCAGATCGTAGACGGGCTGGTGACGGCGGTGCTTGGGAGCATCCCGCAGCTTATCGATGCTGGGATGAAGCTATTGATTTCCCTGATACAGAACCTGCCGCAGATCATCACCACGGTGGCGGGCGCGATCCCAAAGATCGTGACATCTCTGGTGAACGCCATTGTCGGGAACGTGGATAAGATCATCCTTGCCGGCGTGAAGCTGCTGGTTTCCCTGGTTAAAAACCTGCCGCAGATCATTGTGTCGATTGTGAAGGCAGTGCCGCAGATCATAGCGGCGATTGTGAAGGGATTTGCCGGCGGCGCGGCGCAGATGGCAGGCATCGGCCTGAATTTAATCAAGGGAATCTGGAACGGCATCGGTGACGCGGCATTCTGGCTTTGGGGCAAGGTCAGCGGCTTCTGCTCCGACCTCATGGGCAAGATCAAAGGCTTCTTCGGCATCCATTCCCCGTCCACGGAAATGGCGTGGGTGGGCGAGATGCTGGTGGAAGGTCTGGCAGGCTCCATCGAGGACAACGGCGGAGAGGCGGTAAAAGCCGCCGAAGGGTTGAGTGAGGGCATCTCCGATGTGATGAACGGGCTGGCGGAGGACATGAAGACCTCCATCCCGACCGATTTCAAGCTGGATGCGGACGCTTCGGTCCGTTCCGTGACAGACGGCATGGCAGGCATGAAGGGAAGGGATATGTTCGGTTTCGCTTCGCTCATCACCGTCCAGCAGATGATCGTCCGCAGCGAGGATGACATCCGCAAGATTTCACAGGAACTTTACAACCTGATCCAGACCGGCTCCCGTGCGGGTGGCCGGATCATTACTGCATAGCATTCTGGTGATATGTCAAGAACTTTTTGAAAAAGATTTTGATATGTTTTTCAGAAAAAAGGGTAACCTTAACAGACCTTCGGTATATTTTCTACAAAACCGAATATCAGTTCGACTCGATATTATATTCGGTGTCCAGCTTTTCGCCGGTGTACAGTTGATTTTTGACCAGCAATCCAAAAACGAGTCGTACAAATTTACGAGATGTAAGCGCGAGTGCTCTTTTGTGCTGATGTTT